CGAGTGTCGACGGTGAAGCGTATGACCTGGATCGTTTCGGACAGTACTTCCGTCCAGCTGGAATGGCGGCAAGAACAGGTGATCCTGTGACTCAGAGTAACTCTTCCCCAAAGGTAGAAACCGCTCCTGAGCCAAAGGTAGAAACGGCACCTGCTCCAGAAGCGCCAAAGACAGAAGAACCAACGCCGGCAACTAGTGGTAAGGCAGAAGACATCCTTTCCATGATCCGTGCTAGACAGCAACAGTAAAAATATATATTAGTGGGGAGCAATCCCCACTAGGCTTTACAAAGGAGAAACTATGGCAAAGGCATTTGACCCAAGCAAATTTAGAACGGCACTTACGAAATCTATTACAGGCATGAGTGCTGGTTTCAACGATCCAACAGATTGGATCTCAACAGGAAACTATGCGTTAAATTATTTGGTTAGCGGCGACTTTCATAAAGGTGTTCCGCTAGGCAAGGTGACAGTATTCGCAGGTGAATCAGGTTCAGGAAAAAGTTATTTCTGTGCTGGTAACATTGTGAAAGCGGCACAGGAACAAGGCATTTTTGTAGTATTGGTAGACTCAGAAAATGCTTTAGATGAAGATTGGCTACAGAGACTTGACGTAGATACAAGTGAAAGTAAACTACTTAAACTTAACATGTCAATGATTGACGATGTAGCAAAAACAGTATCGACATTTATGACAGACTACAAGGCAATGGATGAGGAAGATCGTCCAAAGGTTTTGTTTGTAATTGATTCACTTGGTATGTTACTGACTCCAACTGATGTTGATCAGTTTAACAAGGGTGATATGAAAGGTGACATGGGTCGTAAGCCCAAGGCACTGACAGCACTTGTAAGAAACTGTGTTAACATGTTTGGTAGTCATAATGTAGGACTTGTAGCAACTAACCACACATACGCATCGCAAGATATGTTCGATCCAGATGATAAGATATCAGGCGGACAAGGATTTATCTACGCATCTTCAATCGTTGTAGCAATGAAAAAACTAAAACTAAAAGAAGACGAAGATGGAAACAAGGTATCTGATGTAAGAGGTATTAGAGCGGCTTGTAAGGTTATGAAAACAAGATATGCTAAACCTTTTGAAGGCGTACAGGTAAAGATTCCATATGAAACAGGTATGAATCCTTACAGTGGACTTGTGGACTTGTTTGAAAAACAAGGATTGTTACAAAAAGATGGAAATCGTCTAAAGTATATTGATTCCAAAGGTGAAGAACACAAAGAATATCGTAAGAACTGGGACGGCCAGTTGTTAGATATGGTAATGTCGGATTCACTCTTAGAAAAAACTTCTGAGGTAAATACCAAGGTTGACGAACCCGTATTAGAAACAGAACAGGAGTAATCATGGAATCAAGTATGATAGTGGACATCTGGAATACTTTCAAAGATAGTATTGATAAGAAACACATAGAAACCATAGCAGAAAAATACATTGACGTGTGTGCCGACTTTGGTACTGACGATTCAGCATTTAGAGATGCTATGGGCAGTTGTGATTTTCTTGATGCGGCTATAAGCTATTACTTAGACATAGACGAGGATCACGACTATGATGATCCAGATGACGGTTGGGAAGAATAATGGGATATTACTCTGAAGTATCTAGAGACATAAACAAAATACCCAACGCTATCCAGCACTTTGAAGATGAATTAGCCGCGGCTCGCCTAGAGGTAAAACTCAAGGGTAACGTAGAACGTGCCGCGGCAGAACTTCCAGGCATTGTTGAACAAAGGTTCAACCAATTACAAGAAATTGAGGCAATATTAAATTATCTAAACATTGAACTACGTAGATTGCGTAGTACCTTTTTTAAAAAGTATCTTGAAAATTATCAAAGAGCTTTGTCTAGCAGAGATGTAGAAAAGTATGTTGACGGCGAAGCTGATGTAGTTGACTACGAAAAGATTATTAATGAATTTGCTCTTCTAAGAAACAAATGGCTTGGTTTACTCAAAGGACTTGACCAAAAACAGTGGCAGATCACCAATGTAGTCAAGTTAAGAGTAGCAGGCATGGAAGATGCTTCACTATAAGTTTCAAGTTCCAGAAAACAGCAAAAAATTACGTGGACAACTTTTTACATATCTTTACGCCAACTGTGATGTAAAGACAATAAGCAAACCAGAAGAAATAGAAAAAGATAGATTCTTAGCATTTAGTCATCCATTTGATGATTGGGTTTTTGATGCTATTACCAAAGACAGATCAATAAACTTTTTCCATATTGACAACGGATACATAGGAAATATTTTTCATAAACGTCCTATGTACTATAGAATTTCTTATAATTCCTTACAAAATACAAAAGTAAAATTAATGAATACAAGCAGACGAGACTTGCTTGAGATTCATAACGACCTATGGAGTGATTGGGATAGTGGAGGTGAATATAATCTACTGGTCATGCCAAACAAAAGCAACATATTCAAATACATGGGAGAAGATTACGATACCTGGAGAGATAAAACTATTAAATACTATGAAGGACAAGGTCCTTTGTTTGTAAGAGAAAAAATAGGAAAACGAAAGCAAAGGTGGCAGGAAATTCTTCCTATGATGAAAAAAGCAAAAAAAGTAATAACATATCACAGCATGGCCGCTGTTGAGGCTTTGTGTCTTGGAAAGCCTATAGAAATACTAGGTCAGAGTGCTGTACAACATTGGCAGAATCAATTTGGATTTAATCGTAATGAGATGCTAGAACACATAGCATGGAGTCAATTTCATCGCAACGAATACGAAGACGGCACTGCTTGGGATTGTACATTTAAGTATCAGGTAGAAAAATGACATACATAACACTAGACGGTTGGCAAACAATTAAGAATGATATTTGTTTGAAAAGTGCCAAGAAACAAGGCATGGGTAAGATAGAAGAATATCAAAACCTAGAACTACAAACTGCCATTTCATATTGTGCGAAACTTAGGATAGCAATAGACGTAGGAGCACATGTTGGTATCACTTCATATAGACTTGCTCAGTCGTTTGAACATGTACATGCGTTCGAAGTAAACACAAAACTCTTACCTTGTATTCATCATAATTTGAATATGAAAAACATTCACAACGTCACTACCCATCCTATAGGATTGGGCGATGAAGCAAAAGACGTTGATATTAAAACCACAAACAAAAGTTTTGGTACACATATTGATCCTGATAAACAAAAAGGCAAGTACAAAATAAACACCTTAGATTCTTTTGACATGCAGTTTATAGATTTTATAAAGATTGACGCTGAAGGATATGAACCATTGGTAGCCAGAGGTGCGTTAAAAACAATAGAAAAACACAAACCTGTTATACTTTATGAACGCAAAGATCATCCACAACGCTACGGATTTCATAGAGATAGCATCAAAGACATACTCTATCCTTTGGGTTATAGGATGGTTAGAAAACTTGGCAAGGGAGAAAAGAATGCTGTGCTTGCCTATAGACCGGGAATAAATTAATGTTTAACTTACCTAAATTACAAGGACACGAAGTTCCAAAAAACGCAGAAGATATTATTTTCTTCAGTTGTGACTATGACTATTTTGACAGGCACGGATATGCCTTAGCTCAAAGCATCGTTAGAACTGTTGGCTGGTTACATGTTCACTGTCATATAATAAACGAAGGAAACATGAACAAAGTTGTACTAGACGACCTAGTAAAAAAATATCCTTTTACATATTCCTATGAAGATGTAAGTCCTACGTTTTATAAAGACTTGGATAAAAACGTTAAAAGAATGAAAGAAGGAAGACATATTTTTAAGACAGATGACTTAGATTACATTGCTAGAAGAACTTACTTGGCTAGTTGTAGATTCATGCGTCTAAAGGAATTGTTTGACAGAGAAACCCAATACGTATTTCAGTTAGATTGTGATACTATTTTACGTAACGGATTTCATCAAAACAAGTTTAGAGACTTGGCAAAAGATGTTAGGGTAATGCCTAAACCAAAAGATCCAGCTGTTTTTATAGCAAGTGCTTTAACACTAGGCACAGGACAAAATGGTATACAATTTAGAAAACAATTTAGTAATAACATGATTGATGCCTTCCACAAACCTATATACTGGTATGTTGATCAAGACGTTTTGAAGAACACAATGTCTGAATGGAAACTTTCAGGAAAAGAATATGATCACATTCCGTACACATGGAATGCTTGGGGACAAAAAAGACATGATATATTTTCCACAGGCAAGGGCGATAAGAAGAATGATAAAAGATTTAAGTCAGCTCAACTACGTTGGCTACCAGACCATTGGCAAAAGCCTATAAGAAAAGAACTTTTGGACTTACCGGAATGATAAAAGGATATATCATATATTTGCCTGATTACGACAATAGCGTGTCCATGGCCAGAAGGGCATATGAGTCAGGAACAGAACACGGCTGGGATTTAACATTGTTTGAAGGTGTGAATGGACACAAGGATTACTTACAGAATCATAATATTAGAATCTATAACAAAAGCAAAAAGGCCAAACGCCTAATGGAACGTCCAGGCACAGCAGGTTGTTTCTTGAGTCAATATCTTTTATGGCAACAAT